ATGACAAAAGTAATACACGTACATCTGATACAGGGACGGAAGAATTACTACTTCGGCTCCATTCCTGCGATATACAGCGTTCTAACGGCGGATGAGATAGGGATAAAGCAGTGCTCACTGGAACGCGCAGGATTGAGCAAAGGGGGCGTTGTGTTAAACAAGAAGGCGTACATCATAGCCGGAGAACTGATACGGTCAAAGGCGACAAATAAGCGACAGGTTTGAACAGCTAAAACGCTGATTTATCAACATTTAAACGGTTTTCAACTTTTATTTGAACGGTTGGAAGCCGTTTTTATTATTTTACGGGGCACAATGAGGATGATTTTAGGGATAAAAATAGGGTTACCTTAACACTTACCTTAATAGTTACCTTAACTTTGAAAAACGAAATGTACAAGTTACCTTAATAGTTACCTTAACTGTTTTAACATAGTTTCGGGCACATTCGCTACCACATAAAGACAAAAATAACTTCTTAACCGTCCGTTTTTCGGTTTTAGGGGGGGGCTTATTCCGCATTCGGAGGGGCTTAATGCCACATTACCCATAAAAAGTAACCAAGCAAAAACACCCTACACATCAGGATTTATGGCTATATTTACGATAAAAAATCGATAAAAAATGCGTGTGTCGCATTATAGAGGGTATATCCCCTTATGGTTTAAGATTCTGGAGGTGGCATCTGGCGGTAGTATTCCTGTGTTGTGTTCAATTGCTGGAGTATATTATCTGATTGCGCAAAGATTTCATATCCTTTAAGCCCTTCTATGTCATTAATTAAATAATGAATTCGTTTAATCCTTGCTGTTTTTTGCACATAGCTGCTTATATCACCCATAGTCTGCCTTTTTAGGTTATAACTGTAACTCTATTATATCATGCAGTTGATGCGTACGGAGGCTTTGACAAGTGCAAGGGCCGTTACACGATGGAAGTCGATGTCGCGCGGGGCGTGTGCGGGGTTCTCTGATTCGAGTGTGATGTACGGTTCACCCTTATCTGACTTGCGGATATATTTTACCACGATGTAGTCGTCGCCGTCAATATCATACGAAAGAAGGTACATTTCGCCATACAGCAGATTATTGATGTCGAGTGGCATCTGCTTATATAATATAATGTCGCCCGACTTGAGGAGTGGATACATAGAATCTCCGACGATGTGGATTGCGCCATCACACTTGGGCAGGTTGGGTATTTTGATGGTGTCGATGATGTTCTGCCGGCTGTTGTCGAAAAGCGAACGCAATCCTGCTGATGCTTCGAAATCGTAGAGATAGACCACCTGAGTTTCTTCTTTCTTTTCCGTGCTCCGTGGCTGATGTATGGGCTTGACTTCGACCTGTGGCTCTTCCCGTACAGATTTCAGCATATCACCCTCGCCAGTCAGTAACCATTCCGCAGACACATTCGCATTTGCGCATATTTTAGTAATTACATCAAAAGAAGGCTTACCTTGCCTTGTACCTACCACATTGGCAATTACAGTAGGCGTAACCCCGATAGCCTTTGCAAAAGCACTCTGGTTGCCTTTGTAAACGGAGTTAATTATAGCTTCAAAGCGTTTATTTATGTCCATCTTTTCAATTATTTTTGCGCTATTGCGTAAAATAGTTGCGGAATAATTTTGTTTATTCGCAAATGCGTATTATCTTTGCAACGTGTTAATGATATAAACAGCGCCCAAAGATACGAAAAACGGGGGTGATTTGCAAATTTTAATAATTAAAGAATATGAACGATACTCTTTTAGACAAAGTAAGTGTTGAAAATTTAGATGCATTGCATGATGCACTGTGTGAGATAATAAAAGACATGCGTAGCGCAGGAGAGGATCATGATTCCTGTTTTCGCGACGATGCGTATTGGATATGCTTCCAAATTAGAAATATTGTTTTTGCATCTCTTAGACGGCGTGCGAAAAAGACAGAAGGTAATGGATTGTAGAATAACAAAGCGGGCAGCACGGACTGCCGGGTCGCTACCGCAGGGTTCGACTCCCTGTGCTCGCACAATGAGAAGACAATAATTATAAAAATAAAAGTATGGAAAAGAAGATTTTTGTAAGCGAGAAGGCCAAGGCACACCTCAGGAAGGTGTTCAAGTGCACAAATCCGATGGTCTGGAAGGCATTGAACTTCAAAAGCGACAGTGAACTGGCGAGAAAGATACGCTTCACAGCCCTGCAGCAGTTGGGTGGTGTTGCTAACTGGAAACCCGAAGAGGTGGAAACGACGCATGAGGAAACGGCACGAACGATGACGCTGCACTTTGGCAATCGGGTGCAGCTGGTGTATGACCGCAATGACGGAAGTACACGGGTGCTTGTGGACGGCAGGGAATGCCGTCGCGAACAGAGGCTGGACATACCGGAATTCATGGCGTTGTCGCACGATGTTGAACAAATGGCGATGAGCCTGTAAAGTTTAGGGCTATGAATAAAACGGCCACTTTTTAAGAATTATAAAGAACCGGCATATAAAGAGTATTTTTCCATTGCGGTGATTTTTCCGCAAAGGTAATCAAAAACAATCAAGGAGTGGAATATTTCAATAAGATACTGTGCGTGACGAGTCGGGAGTTAACCGATGGCAGCGAGCCTGTAATCAAAGAAGGTACACTGTGGGTTTACGCTTCCCACGGCAAGATCGCTCGCGTGCATAAGTTTGGCGGCGAGGGCGGCTATGCCCTCTACGCATGGAGTTCCCTTCCGGTGAAATATAGGGAGAAGTTCATTGCAAAATATGGCGATCCCGAACAGATGATAAAAGAAGCTATGATGAAAGAGAACATGAAACTCGACAGCAAGGCGCGAGAGTGGTATGAGGCGTTCGTTTACGAGAAGAACGGCGAAAAGACCGCGCTGACCGACAAACTGATAGAGGAATATACCATCAATGCGAGCGTGCTACAGGAGCTACTGAAGATGATGAGCCGCCGGCGTGCTATCCGTCAGAGCCTGAACGCCACGATGGGCGACGCATGGGAAGTGATCCGCCAGTGTTCCGAACGGTTGCGCGACGTTTACGGCCATACCTTGCCCCAGAGCGCCGCCCGCCTGAAAGCGAAGCTCAAGGCTTTCAAGGCAGAAGGCTATACAAGTCTGGTCAGCGGCAAGGTGGGCAATATGAACACGCAGAAGATTACCGATGCTTTCGGCCGCCTGCTTATCGCTCTGAAACGCTGCCGCGTGCCGGTATATACCGACCGACAGCTGTTTGAAGAGGCAAACCGGCGTGCGGAGGAAAACGGCTGGAAACCCTTAAAAAGTCTTGCCGGCATGAAGCGCTGGCTGAACAGTCCGTCAATAGAACCTCTCTGGTACGACGCCGTCTACGGCGAGCAGGCTGCACGGCAGAGATACGGGCGCAAGCACAGAACCTCCCTCCCTGTGAAAAGGGATGCCCTGTGGTACGGCGACGGCACGAAACTCAACCTCTACTACAGAGATGAGAGAGGCAGCGTGCGTACGACACAGGTATATGTGGTCATTGATGCCATGAGCGAGGTGATGCTGGGGTATCACATCAGCGCTACGGAGGATTACGAGGCGCAGTACCACGCTTATCGCATGGCCATACAGAAGAGCCTGCACAAGCCTTACGAGATCGTACATGACAACCAAGGCGGACACAAGAAGCTGAACAGCCCGCTACCGACATCCCTTGCTCAGAGAGGAAAGCGCGAACAGGGCTTTTTGGACAAGATATGTTATATACACAGGGCGACGATGCCCTATAACGGCGAGTCGAAAACCATCGAGGCCGTATTTAGCAGGTTTCAGCAGCAGGTGCTGCACAAGGACTGGCGCTTCACCGGACAGAACATAACGGCCAAGAAACAGAGCAGTCGTCCTAACCTCGAATTCGTCGAGGCGAACAAAGACCGTCTATACACCCTTGCCGAGCTGAAGAACGCCTATGCCGTCGCCACCAAGGAGTGGAATGAAATGAAGCACCCCGTCTACGGAGTGAGCCGCATGGAAGCATACCGGCAGAGCGTGAACGAGGAAACGCAGGAAGTGACCGTGCATGATATGGTGGACATGTTCTGGGTGACGGCCAAGCGAATGAGTACCTTTACCGACCAAGGCATCAGCGTGACCATCAAGGGAAAGAAGAGGGCGTACGAAGTAGTGAGCGCCCCGGGCGTTCCCGACCACGAATGGCGGCGGAAGCACACCTACGAGCATTTCACGGTGATGTACGATCCCTACGATTTCAGCAGTATACGTTTGTACCGGAAAGAGGCCGACGGCAGTCTGCGGTTCGAACGCGTTGCAGAGCCTTACATATTGATCCACCGCGCTATTCAGGAACAGCAGACGGCGGAAGCCGGCTTTATAAGACAAGAACAGCAGGCTAACCTCGAAGACCGTATGGAACGGCAAGTGGCAGGTAGGCAGATAGAGAAAGAGCACGGCGTGCAGCCGGAGCAGCTTGGGCTGCGTACGCCGAAGCTGAAGGGTATCACAGCGGAAGAACAGCGTCAGATCGACCGGAGAGCGGGTGTTTACCGCCGCCCGCCTGAGGAATACCAGTTAGGCAGAGCTACCAAGCAGGCAAGTCTTGTGGACTGGGAGGATACGGAAGTTATAACGGTAGACTTTAGGAAAACGGCGGAGAAATTTTAATAAATTTCCTCCTCCTCAGGAAGAAGGAGAAAAATACAAGTTAAACGCTTAAAAAATAACAAGATCATGAGAAAGTTGACAAGCAGCGAAAAGCAGAACGTTCAGGAACGGCTGCGCATGTATGCGGCTAAGTTTCCGAGTCAGAACAAAGCGGCGCAGAGCCTTACGGGTACGAGCAGCGGCACCGTAAGCAGCATTCTGGGCGGAAAGTGGGAGAACATATCGGACGAGATGTTCCGCAACATCGGCGTGCAGATCGGTATGGCGGACACGGGTGCATGGCAAATAGTGGAGACGCTGCCGTTTCAGGAAATGAGCTACGTTATGCGAGACGCACAGAAAGCAAAAAATATCACATGGATGGTCGGCGAGGCCGGATGCGGGAAGACAACCGCGGCCCGTCTGTATACAGAGGAACATGCGGAGGTATTCTATATACTCTGCTCGGAAGACATGCGCAAGAGCGACTTCATACGCGAGATCGCCAAGCGCACCGGTCTCAGGACGGAAGGCTACAGTATCAGAGAACTACTCGACCGCATCATCGACGGGCTTGTACAGATGGACAGTCCGCTGCTCATTTTCGACGAGGCAGATAAATTGCCCGAACGCGTGTTCCATTATTTCATCGACCTATATAACCGTCTGGAAGACAAATGCGGCATCGTCTTTTTCTCAACGAGCTACATCAAGCGGCGCATGCAAAACGGACTGCGTTACAACAAATGCGGCTATAATGAGATACACAGCCGTATCGGTCGCCGGTTCTTCGACCTCGAGTGTACATCGCCGCAAGACGTGGCCGCCATCTGCAAGGCCAACGGCGTGACAGACAGAGCGGATATCTCGGAAGTGGTGAAAGACTCAGAGGAATTCGAATTCGACCTGCGTAGAGTAAAGAAAAGCGTGCACAGAGCAAAACGGACCGGTGGCTCTGCCCCGACAAAAGAGCAGAGCAGATAATTATGCTTTTAAAGTCGGTTGAACGACATTTAAACGGTATTCGAATAATGACGAAACAATATAAAAAAGATGCTGCGCAGGGTATTTCCGAGCTGACGCAAACCAACAGCGAACTAAGGCTCTGTGCCCGAGAACTGGAGAAAGAGATGTGGCTGCAGAAGCACAAGCCGCTGCCACGCGCCCTGTCCGTTTCAGACGTACTGAACATGAAAAAGGAAACGTTCAAGTTCGGCGGTGAGTGGGCAGAAGCCTTCGGCGAGCCGGAGAGAAACGGGGTATGGTTCATCTGGGGGCGTAGCGGCAGCGGCAAGACAACCTTTGTGCTGCAGCTCTGCAAGGAGCTGGCAAGGTTCGGCCGCGTAGCCTATGACAGTCTTGAGGAGGGTACATCCCTGACCATGAAAAATGCTTTCGTTCGCGTGGGTATGGCCGACGTGGCCCGCCGGTTCGTGCTGCTGAACGAAAGCATGGAAGACCTCAGTGCTCGACTGAACAAACGGAAAAGCCCTGACATCATCGTAATAGACAGTTTTCAGTATACCCAGATGAGCTTCAAGGACTATCTGTCGTTCAAGGAGCGGCATAAGAACAAGCTGCTCGTCTTTGTCAGTCAGGCAAGCGGCAATCTGCCTTCGGGAAGACCTTCCGTGAGCGTAATGTATGATGCCAGTCTGAAGATATGGGTGGAGGGATACAGGGCTATTAGCAAGGGCAGGTATTTCGGCAACAAAGGGTATTATACCGTTTGGGCAGAGCGAGCTGAGTTATATTGGGGCGGGACCTCCCCCGCCCCCTCCCAAGGAGGGGAGTGTCTACGGGATATGAAGTAAAACTATAAAATATAAAACTATGGCAAGTAAGCGAGACAACCTGCTGTACAGATTACGAAAGAAAGGCGTGCGGATACAGACACGAGAGAGAACAATATTTTTCCCTTTTGATACAGAGCCTTTTAAGATTATACAGGTGAAACGCCTGTGCAGAGAGTTTTATTTCCATGTACAATTAGAAATACAGTGAATATGAGCAAGGAAAGACGAATTATCGAGATCGAGCCTCGCCTGCTTATCTCCGGCGGACGGATGAGCGAGCAAGTGGAGAGCAACGGTCACAAGTGCCAGTATTGTCAGGGCAACGGCTATCTGTGGCAGGTGGACGATCCGTGGCAGGAACGTTATAAAATGGAGTGTCCTATCTGCAAGGGCAGCGGTAAGCTCGATGCCGTGGTAACTATCGAGTGGAAAGCAAGCGAAAAACAATAAGCAATGATACATGTCGGCGATAAATTCAGAGTTCATTGGATAGGACATGAAGAGTGCTGCGAGGGACGTTTATATCAGGTTACTTCCGTTATATCGGATTGTAGGTGTTCACCTCCAGAATGGCTCACCGCACAGGCAGAAGTTCCGCAGCCTCCCCATTGCCATATCAAGGCGGACCTGATAGAATGTCCGTTAAAGTATTTTGAAAAGCACGGATACGGTTTCAACAATATAGATGAAGATACGTTATGTAACATCAGAAATCCGGATTGCCGACTGGAGATAGTAAGACAGCCCGGAGATCAATTGAGTTTGTTTTGAGATAATTTAAAATAAAATTAAAATGGATGAGATAGAACGTAGAAAAGACGCAGAGATACTAACCGCATCTGTATCTAAAATATATAAGGAAATAGAAGCAATAGAGAAGCGGGAAATACTACCGTTGAAAATAAAAATCGAGAAGTTAAAGGATGCTTTCTTAGATAAATATTTAGTCGACTCATCCGGCATGCCGGTTCGTGTAGGAATGACAATAGAAAAAGATAAGAGAAGATATAAAGTATTAGATCGGTATCAACAAAAATTATTTGGGTACTTAGGGAATGCACGTGTGGTTGCTATACGTGAAGGTCAGAAGAGAGGTTTTTCTATTTATTGCAACGATTTAATAAAATATACGATCATAGATTAAAATTACAAAGTTATGAACAATTTTTTCGAAACAATCAGAAAACGCCTTCAGGTGTGGCACGAAGAGCATGCGGCACGTATCGAGGCGAAGCGTCAGGCGCTACTCGACGCAGAGGCACGGCAGGCTGTGCAGGTGATGGAATTTAACGGCGAACTGTACACCTGCGTGAACGGTATCCCACTGTTCGGGGTAAACGATATCAAGGGCACGCTGCCGGAAGCCGTGGCAAATGCCCGTAAGAATTATAAAGATTGGAAGGAGGAAAAGTTATGGGAAGAGCGGTAAGTCATCCAAAGAACTGTGTCGGCGTGATTACCGTTCGCTGGTCGGTAATCAATGGAAATGTCAAAATAGTGTACAGTCAAGCCTTTGGCTTCAACGGCGGGTATCCGACGAAAAGAGAAAGAAAAGAACTGAAAGAAAATGTACAGAATAGACTGCAGCAACTGGTAGAAAAAGGTAAAGTACATTTCGATATCGATGATAACTCTGTGGTACGTTTCTCATCGAGTATTAAACTTCTCGGCTGCAATATGATTCTTAAGAACGAAAATGAAGAGATACCATGCAGGAAGTAACCAATTTCGCCCGCTTCTATGGGCTGCTGCGACATCTCTCCTTTGGAGATAACGATCAACGCGAGGAATTTAAGAAAAGTGTCGTTTCACAATACACGAACGGCAGGACGGAGAGTCTACGCGAGATACGCCGCATAGAATACGATGCCCTCTGTTCCGCCCTTGAAGACCTTACGGGTATGAATACCCAAGAGAAAATCAGGCAGGCACGGTATGCAGAGCTCAAACAACGTCGCAGCGTGTGCTTGAAGCTCATGCAGCGCTTGGGCGTGGATACCACCGACTGGGCGAGAGTGGATAATTTCTGTATGCACCCGCGGCTTGCAGGCAAGCCTTTCCACAAGATCGACACTGAGGAGCTCGAGGCCTTGTCCGTAAAGCTACGGATGATAGAGCGCAAAGGGGGAATAAAACGACAGGAACAACAGAATTGCAATTCCACAGTGCAATATACATTTATATTCAACAAAGAATTGACAACTAAAAATTAAGAAAGGACAAAGCAATGGAAACGACAAAACAGGAAAAGACGGTGAATATCGCCGAATTGAGCAAGGAAGAACGGGCACGACTGCTTGCCGAGCTCCAGAAAGATGAACGTACGAGCCGTATCGAGCGGCGCAAGGCCTACGAGGCCATGCGTGCGGAGTTCATGAACGATGTGGAAACAAAACTGATGATACTGACGGAAAACGTCAGGGACTTCCGCGAGTGGCTCGCCAAGGAAACGGAGGGGTTTATCGGCGTGATACGTGAGTACGGAGAAGTGCAGAAGAGCGATCAGCGCAGCTACACCATCACGGACGGCAATTTCCGGTTAGAGGTGAAAAGCAACAAAGTGAAAAGTTTCGACGAGCGAGCCGACCTCGCAGCAGAGCGCCTGATCGATTACCTGAAACGTTACATGCAACAGAGCGAGAAAGGTGCTGACGATCCGATGTACCAGATGGCTATGACGCTGCTCGAGCGCAACAAGATGGGTGACCTCGACTATAAGAGCATTTCCAAACTTTACGAGCTCGAGGACAAGTTCGACGAAGAATACTCCGACATCATGCGGCTGTTCAAGGAGGCTAACGTGATACAGCGCAATGCCGTGAACTACTACTTCCACAAGCGCAACACGGACACGGGCGTATGGACACGTATCGAGCCGAGCTTCTGCAGGCTGTAGGAAAGCAAGGATAAATAAAAGCCGTTTATTTTGTGATAAGACACCGATTTATGTGCGCGAGCACACGGATCGGTGCCTTTTTCTTTCGGAAACGATAAAAATACCTTGCAATCGCTTGATGTTTAATAACTTTTCGTTATATTTGCAATTGCGTATGACGAAAGGCAGAAACAAGGAACTGATCGAAAAGCGGGATGAGAAGTTGTGTCGCCGCTACTATTATTGGACGGAGCACGAGCGGTTGCGCTTCGATGATGCTTTGCATATCCTTTCGGAACAGGAATTTTTCATCTCCGAGGAGCGGATCATGCAGATCATCCGTCGCAAATGCCGCGAATTGAAAGACCTCGCCGTTGCTCCAAAACCGAAAATCCGCAAACCGAAGCTGACGGTTCGCCAGCTGGAACTGTTCAAGTAAAGAGAAAAATAAAAGGTAAAGGAACATGGAGATAAAAAACAAGAATATGCCTCTCTATTTTTACTTTTCTGTCTTTTTTACCCTTTTGCTTTCCTACATTTCCATTTTTATTTCGTCGTGGTATTCGAAGGTGTATATCTGCTCATAGACTTTGATGCCGTGGGCGATCGTATAGTCGCGGCTCTTGATGCGGTTCAGCGGTCCCATGTTCTCATCGCAGACAAATCCCTGCAGTGCCCGGTACAGTTCGTTCGCCGTCTGCAGGCGTTCTGCGATCTTTGCTTCCGAACCGGAAGACACGTGCGTGTCGTCGTAGCAGTCCATGACCAAGCGTACCGTCATGCGGCTTATCCCTTTCTGCGCCCCGAAACCGAGGTCTTTCCAGTCCGTGTCGATATTGCCGACCAATACGCATGGAAATGTGACGGGGTAAGTATCTTCATCTGTCTCCAGCTGCCCGTAGTCTTCGTCCACGAGCGAGAGTTGCGGTAGCTCCGTCGATATCTGCTTCAGGATATTCAAAAAGATTTGTTCCATTGTTTTTATTTTTTAAGTTATTTTTAGAAATAAAGAAGTTAGCGGGAGTTATACCCGCTTCGCTCGCAGGCCGGATTGTTCTATCATTTGAGGATTACGGCACGGATTTCCTTTTCCATTTTCTCTCTGATCTTTTTTGTAAGTTCACGGCTTCCGCCCAAGAACTGCCGCTGCGGGATATGGATATTCAGCCTTTGTTTCTTTGTCAGGGCAAGCGCTTTCCATCGATCCGCCTCGGGTGTCTGCCGTCCTTTCCTACCGCCACTTTTGTAATACATAGCCCATGCGAAGCGTCGCATCTGCGGCGTAACCTGCGGCGAGACACACCCTCCCCAGTTATGGAGGGGTGCGTACCGCAGTTGGCTGTACACCGTGACACGGGCATCTCCCGGAGCATAGGAGATCGATCCGAATAGACGATCTCGAGCAGAGAGCAATGCACCGTAGCCCGCCTCGGCACCGCCGCCCGACAGCTGCCGCCTCGTTTTTTTCCAAGGATACAGTCCTCCATTAACAAAACCCTGCCGTAGGAAATTCTCTTGAAAATGATCCTTGGCCATGCGTCCCGCCTTAACGGGGAACTTACGGTGTATCAGATCGTCGGTTTCCTTTTTCTTGCTTTGCAGCAGTCTTATAAATCCCGTCATATCCATAGAATGTCTTCATTTTTTGATGATTTTGTTTGTTTGTATCAAATTATTTTGTATATTTGCATCGGATGCGAGTGCATACAAGGCGCGATGACTTCAAGCTGCACCGTCCGAATAAAGCCGTAATCATTTACGGCTTTAATTTTTCCAAGATTTTCATTATCTTTTCTTTTGTGTCCGCAGCCTTATCTATTTTCACGGATTTTCCGGCGGATATAACATAGCAAGCCTTTATCGTTCCGTTTTCAAAATCTCTTTTTCTCCAATAGATGTGTCCTGCCAAACGTCTGACATTCAGGCGCTGCATCTTTGCATCGATATCTATCACTACAATCTCGCAACCCTGCCCGATCGCTTTTTTAAAGGCGGAAGCAATACCTTTCTCACTCTCAATCCCCTTACGGTCTGCAATAAATCCGTCGATTTCATATTCGGGGTTCTTCCGCCCATGCACAAGGATATGCGGGCGTATCTTGACAGTCATATCGGTGAACGAAGACAGCAGAACTTTTGCGGCACGTATATTTTCCTTAAGCTCCGTTTTGTCTGCCGCCGTGCTGATTTGCAACCTTTCGCCGAACTTTCGGTCCGGCTCGTACTTGTCTTTCTCTTCCAGCTGCTTTACGAATCTCTCCACGGCCTTTTTCGCCCCCTTGTAGGCTCCGGCGATATAGGGATGCGTGTCGGAGAAAAGTCTGCCGTCCTTACACGGGTTGTTGTCAAGGCCTGCATGCGGACCGTTCTCCGCCAGACTTTCGTCTGGGATGTCGGGCAGCTCCGTCGCCGGATCGTCGGTGGACGAGAGAAAGCATTTGCAGTTCCACCTGTCGCCCGGCCGGTGCGCGTCCCAGAACGGATCGTCAACGGGACGGACTACACCCCAGAACACCTTATGATCCGCTCCCGGGTGTATGCTTGTGGAGGGCATCCACCTGAGGTTGGGCAATATATCCTTTTCCCTCCGGAACTGCTGCCAGTCCGCCGCCTGCCGCGCCCTGAGAACTGCCGTGTCGTATTCTGTGCGCAGCCAGCTTCGGCACTGGTGTGAGGCGATGGGGCTCACATCCTTTAACCACTGTTCGAACGGTTTTAAGTCGCCGTTTTCATCCAACAGCAACGCCGCCATATCGTTTTGCATGCGGTGCACCTTGAAAGCCGCGAAGACGGCGTTGCCGCGGAAAAAGGACGCCTCGCTTCCCAATCCCTCTCCGGCAGGAAGAGGAACTCCAGACTGTTCAAAACCTTCGGCAGCAGCTCTGTTGTATATCTTCCAGAACTCATCGAAAAGGTTTTCCTCGATCTCGGTCATGGGATGGAACTCTGTGCTGTATATGTGCTTGAGCGCCCGCTTGAGTACATCGCCGTCAAACGAAAACCCCGTCGAGACACCACCGCTCTGTCCGTCTCTGATTTCGTAGAGACGGTCGACTACCAGTCTAAGGGAGCCCCGCCATGCGGGGCGCGGACGAAAAAACGGCGAAACGCGTCCGAGAGTCTCCGGAGCCGTGCGCGCCCCGTCTTTTTACCGTTTTTCTGCATTTCTCCGTCACTATCCTGTACGGGTTCTTGTCTTTCTGTCGTTTTCTCTGCAGCAATACCGACCATTTTCTCGTTTTTCGTTTTCCGACCGTCGTTTTTGAGGCTGTCATAATTCTTCGGCTTATCGATGCCGAACTCGTTGTACAGGTAGTCGTCGTCGATGGGCAGAGCGAATGAGTTCTTCAGCTGCGTCAGTATGGATATCTTGGACTGCAGGTCGGTATATTTAGGATCGACGAACACGAACTTTCCGCCATCGGTGTTGATACCCATTGCCTGAAAGATATCCGTCATATCGTAGTTAAGCACGTTGAGGATATACTTCTGATCGTCGCGCAGCAGTTTGTCTTCCTCCTTCTTGTGCACCGTACCGAGTGACTGCGTGCCGTGCGTCTGTGACTCTGTGGTGAGTGTGTTGCCGAGGAAGAGTTTCGAAATCTCGTTGTTGCAGCGCTGACAGAACTTGTCGTACAGGTCTGATGAACCGGATTTATTACCGCTTTCCACAAGATGCAGCTCCGTATCCTTGGCATGGATGAACGCCGCCAAACTACCCTCCTCCTCTGCGTCGGCGATGGCCCGTCTTCTTGCATCATCGTCGTCCGTCTCGTAGATATATTCCCTGACGGGCGTGCCGAAAATCTCTGCAAACTGCGCCCAGTCGGCCACATCGTTGCGCTTGTAGATCACCCACGGTGCCGCCTTGGCGAGAAGGCCCAAGTCCTCCCGTCTGCCTACAGGCAGCAGGTTGTCGTACTCCTCCCATGGTATTCCCGCGATATCCGTCTGCCGGCGCAGGATAAGTTTTCTTATCGGATCGACATGCTTGCGCGGAATGAGATCGTAGTCGATCCAGCCGTCCTTTTTGTAGAACTGCAGGAGCGAGAAGCCCCAGAAACGCGCCCCGAGAATATCGCGCACCAAGGAAATGAACCACGGCGAGTCTATCTGCCCGTTGATCGCGGCATCGGGAACGCCGTCGCGCATGAACGAGATGTCTGCCGACGCCACGGACGACATCCTCCGGTCGATAACGCTGAACAGGTGCGCATCCGTGAGGATATCGCTATAGAGGTCGTACAGTCGGTATCTCATCGGATAGTCTACATTCTCGGCGGCCTGTACGGCCGTCATGAAATCCGAGATATCGATGTTGAAGCGTTTCGGCTGGCGTAGCACGATCGTACTGGGCGTTTTCTGTCCCGGGAAGGGAACGTTCCCCCCGATGGTTATGCGTTTGCTTTGTTTCATGTCTGTTTCATATTAAAAATGGTTGGTTCTCTTCCGGTTACCCACGATACGGAAAGCGTCTGTCTTCTGTCTGTCCTCTTCCGGAGCGAGCGGCGCCCCGTCGATGGAGATATCGCCGCGACCTGCCGCCTTGATCCACTGTACAGCCCTGTCGTACCTATCCTTGCGTATTTGCGAGAGCTTCATGGGGTTATGGATGCAGAAAATGTGATATACGGCGATATCTATGCACATCATCAGGACGAGTTGGTTACGCCTCTCGCCCTGTGCGGCGAATATCCTGTCGCAGTCGTACCGCTTCGACAGGTAAGACCGCATCTCTGCGACGGCACGGTCTTCGCATATCTCCACAAGAGAGCCGTCGGCCCTTGTGAGCGCGTCGAGTATCTCGCGATGGATGCTCGCGTCATAGTCTTTTAGTTCGATAAATCTGCTCATAGTCTGTATTTATTTCTTGTTCGTATCATTTTGCGAGGCATTTTTACAGGCGGCTCCTCCCTGCGCTGCAGATCGTCGATGATGCGGTTGCCGCCCTCCACGCAGTCGGGACCGTCTGTGGGGAATTTCAGACGCGGGGTAAGCAGCAGAAACTGCTCTTCAAGGCGTTTCATGTGCGGATCGTCGCGATACTGCTCGTTAAAAATCAGATTGCCCTCGCGGCTCATAGGTTCAAGATTAGCCTCGATGCGCGCGAACTTCTCCGCCTTGCGTTTCTCGTCGCCCCTGATATACAGGTCGTTTCTCCGCTCCCGCCGTACCTTACGAACGAGCGGTTGGAATACCTGCTGAAAGAACGGGTCCTGCAGTTTGTTGTTTTCCATATAGCAGTACACCGGCGTATCGGTGTCAACCATATCGAGGAGCTCCACGTACCAGTCGATGAATTCGGCATTCAGTCCACGGTCGAGTTTCGTGCGGATGATGTACAACTTGCCCTTGAGCTTGCCGAGCAGTATCGCTGCCTTTGTCGACGAAACCTTGCTCTTATTTTCTCCCGGTGCAGGATCACCGTAGATGACTAAAAACTTAAACTTCGAAAGCGGAGGGACCTTGTCGTAGTTTATCGCTTTGAATATCTCTCCCTCGGATACGGGATTATTGAAGTACTCGCCCTGTGCCGCCTTGGTCGACATTTTGGACAGCACACGGTCGATATGTTCCTCCGTGTTCTTCTGGGGCCATACGGAGCGCCCCTCGCGGTCGCGGATATTGATAATGTCCCAGTGGTCGGCAATCTCTCCGGCCCGTACTGCACAGCAGTCCTTGGCGATAATGTTGCCGCAGAATACGACCAACGTCGGCTTGGATACGGACCGCGTGGGATACAGCGCCCGTTCCCACCAGTCCCATCGCTTGTCGATGATATCGGGGTTGAGACAGTCCTTGTCCGTATCGAAGTCATCGACAAGCAGCACGTCGGGGCGGACATTACCGTAGCGGGTACCGCGCGGCGACTCTCCGGCCCCCAAGGCGCGAAAAGCGATTTTGCTCTTAGTGACAAAATAGTCTTCCGCCCACGAGCCGATATTCTGTTGAATGCCGTAATAGGCCTTGATACGCTCATTGAACTCCAAATGAGCGCGGTAAGGCTCGAGCAGCTTTATCGCATTGTCCTTGGTGTTGGATGTCAGGATGACATTCCTTTTGCGCCCCGTCAGCACCAGATAAAGAACGGTGAACATGACGACAGTCGACTTGGCCAACTCCCGCGACCAAGAGATAACCTCATACCATTCGTCGTGTGCGACGATACGTTGTATCGCCCGTTTGTGGAAGTCGGCAAACTCTGCAAACTCATCTCTGTTATCGATTCCGAAGAAAAAGACGATCCACTCCAAGGGGTGCGCTTCAAGATACGCACGGTGCCTCTCGCGTTCGGTATACGTCATGGAGCGGTCTACCGGCGTCGCCTTGATGATACTTTCTTTAAGCGCCTCCCAGTTGAGCAGTGCGTTTCTGTCTGTCTGTTTCATCGTTTTTTCTTTTACAGGTTATCTTTGATAAATGCATCGGCCAGCAGCACGATTTCCTTCGCTTTCCCGAGGTCTACGGGGCGCAACCATTCGACGAAACGCGTGAGCACACTGATCATCTCGGCAATGCCCGCCTCCGTTTCCATCTTGCGGATAGCCGCCGAGAGCTTGCCAAGAATGTCCGCCTCACGGCTGTCGGCGAAACGTTTCCCCTCTTCGCGCAGTGAGATGACTCTGTTAATCTCAGCCACCTGTCGGTAGAGACTGGCGATCTGCGCCTCGCGCGTGACGGTCATTCCTGCCTTCTGTTCTTCCCACTTCTCTGTCTGTGCCCACCGGCCGACCGTAATGCGGGCCACCCCTACACGTTCGGCGATTTCGGCTTGCGTAAGATTTTCTTTCAGGTAAAGCATCCGTGCCCAGTCTTTCTTTTGGTTGTTTGTCAGTTCTGCCATCGTTCCTATTTTTAAGTAAAAAGGTGAAGGAGTAAAAAGAGATTAATATTTGTCTTCCCTCCTTTATCGTTCCCTAATTAAACTACTGCAAAATTGGCAATAATAATGCAACCGCGCAAAACGGAAAAGCATGATAACGTTTTATGGCGTTATGATAACGGTATAAAACGTTATGATAAAACCGCGATTTGCACGGCATGAAAAAAACACCCAATTTTGCACTGCAAACAAATCCGTAAGACGATGAAAAAGTTGATTGTAATACTGAAAAAACGCTGGCAGGCAGAGACGCCCCGCCTGTACCGTCGGATACGTAACCTGTCAATGGGCATATCCGGTTGCGCTGTCGCCATCAATGCGGCTCTTATGGCTGCAGGGGCACGGGTACCGGAATGGTTCTGTACGGTATATCCCTATCTGGTCGGTGTGCCGGCAGCCATCGCGTTCGTACTACAGTTCGGAGAGCAAGGAAGGATGAAAGATTAAGGATGAAATTCTTTCACTTTAAAAAAATAACGACATGAGCAAGAAATTCAAAGATCAGATGGTTGTTGCCGGCGGAGGTTGTACAATACTCCTTTATGGTGAGATCGGCGAGTATGAAGATGTACGCAGTACAGACATCACCCGTGAGCTTCTGCAGGCCGAGGCGACCTATAAAAACATTGACGTGCGCATCAATTCGATAGGCGGCGAGGTGTATGCCGGCATCGCCATTTTCAACGCCCTGAAGAACTGCAAGGCCGACGTGCGTATTTTCATCGACGGCATTGCTGCCTCGATGGCCTCCGTCATAGCCCTGTGCGGCCGGCATGTGGAGATGAGCCGTTACGCACGGCTGATGCTTCATTCTCCGTACGGCGGTTGCTGGGGCAACAAATCCGAGATGGCTACCTGTATCAGCGATCTGGAAGCTCTTGAGGACACTCTTTGCGCCATGTGTGCCAAACGTATCGGACTGACGGAAGAGGAAGTGAAGGCACGGTATTTCGACGGACAGGATCACTGGCTTACTGCACAGCAGGCGTTGGATGCTGGTTTCATCGACGCCATCTATGATGCGCAGCCAGTGCCTGAAGACCAGACGATAGAACAGTTATACACAACATTCAGTAATCGGCTTAACAAGCCACAAACAACAACAGATATGAGTTTATTTGAAAGTATTAAGAAAAGCGCGCGGTTCAAGGACTGCAGCGCAGATGAGGATGTCCTGAAAATCGTAGGACAGCTTGAAGCCAAGGCAGTAAAGGTCGACGCACTGGAGGCTGAGAATGCCGCATTGAAGAAAAAGAACGAGGATTTTGAAGCGAAAGCGAAAGAAGAAGCGGCCAAAGCAAAGAAAGCCCTGTTGGATGCAGCGGAAGCCGACGGCAGGATCGATGTCGTAAGCCGTCCTGCTTATCAGGCTCTCTTGGACAGTGATTTCGAGGCCGGTAAAAAGACAATTGACGCACTAAAGCCTAAGCGTAGGGCTATAGAGGATGTTCTTATCGATCCTTCCGGCGATGAAAGTCCGTGGGAAAAGAAAATGAGCGAGATCAAGGATCGTCAGAAAAAAAGGATGAGTGAAAGATGATTAGTGAAGAGTGATTAGTGATTATCGACGAATAACAATAAATAAAAAGACAATATTATGGCAATAAAAGTAAGAAACACGAATTACTCCGGCGAAGTGCTGGAGCAGATACTCACGACGGCCGCAACAGGCAACGAGATTGTGGAAAAGGGGCTGATCTGTATGATCCCCGGTGTGGAGAAAACTATCAGCGTACCGCGTCTAAGAACAGGCAAGATGCTTCAGAAACGCAAGGAGAACCCGACCGTCGACGACTCGAAGGGTGATTTTGATTACACCGAGCAGAAGCTGGTCCCTCAGGATTTTATGGCATTTACGGTGTTCAATCCCCGAACCTTCGAAAATATTTGGCGCAAGTTCCAACCGAAAGGAAACCTCGTGTTCTCGCAGCTGCCGCCCGACGTACAGAACAAACTGCTGGAGGCCCTTTCCAAACAGGTGAAGTTCGAGTTGGGAGATCATTATGTAAACGGCGAATACGGCAATGACGACGACCATCTTTTCGATGGTATTCTTACGCAGATGGCCAAGGATGGCGATGTAATTGTCGTGACAACGACCGAGACCACCATGACAGGCAAGCTCAAGGCAGTCAGAGGACGTATCCCCGTTGCCATCCGTAACAACCCGAACCTGCGTATCCTTATGAGTATCGCCGATTTCGACACCTACGATGACGAACTGACCAAGCGCGACAACAAGAACGCCGACGAGACCGCCGTCAACATCAAGCGCTACAAAGGCATTGCCATCGAGACTTTGGCAGCATGGCCCGACGGTGTGATCGTGGCTACACTGTGCTCGCCAGATGCAGACGGCAACTTGTTTGCTGCGGTGAACCTGCAGGATGACGAAGATGTGATACAGATCGATAAGGTAAGCAACATGAGTGAACTGTACTTCTGCAAGCTACTCATGAAAGCCGACACCAATATCGCTTTCGGCGAGGAAGTAGTGGTTCTCGACAGTCGCACGAAGCCGAAATTCAAGGCCGTAGAAGAGAAAGTGACGCTTTCCAAGCAGGCGCTGACATTCACGGCGGCCGGAGGTTCCGAAACAATTACCGTGACGGCGACGGGCAGCTATACCTATTCCAAGGCTCCCAACGGCTATTCGATAGAAGATACCGAAGATGGCGTGAAGATCACTGCCGCGCCGAATGAGTCGAAGACTGCGGAAGTGACAGGAAAGATTACTTTCACGTTGCGTGAGGATAAGGCAAAAAAGACCGTTCTGACCTTGACGACTTCGAAAGCTGTGTAGCATGGAAATGAAATATTTGGTTATTCACTGCACGGCAACTCCGGAAGGTCGGGAAGTCAGCGCCGAAGAAATACGGCGCTGGCACACCTCCCCCGTCGGTAAGGGCGGCCACGGCTGGAAACAGGTGGGATACACGGACATGATCCATTTGGACGGCCACGTGGAACGGCTCGTGAATAACAACGAAGATGCCGCTGTCGATCCTTGGGAGGTGACCAACGGTGCCAAGGGGTACAACTCCGTGAGCCGGCATATCGTCTATGTGGGCGGCACGGCTGCCGACGGCAGAACGCCCAAGGACACGCGGACGGAAGCGCAGCGGGAAGCCCTGAAACGTTATGTTACAGATTTTCACCGACGTTTCCCGCAAATCCGCATCGTGGGACACCATGACCTGAACCCTTGCAAGGCCTGTCCGAGCTTCGATGCGGTAAGATGGCTAAGAGAAATAGGAATTAGGCAGCAGGATGAGGAGTTGAAAATGAAAGAGTAGGAACAAGGGAACTTTTACTTCCCCCTCGCTATCTAAGATAAACAAATGTCAACGGAAACGATCATACGTATATTGCAGTGGGTGCTGTCGTCGGGCTGTATCGGTGCCGCCATAATTTGGATTACGAGCAAAAAGACGCGGGCGGCAAAGACAGCCAAAATCGTGCACGACACTTATAAACAGATGTACGAGGATGTTCAGTTGACACTCATAGAATTAAGACAAGATAATGAAAAATTATACAAGAGTATCACGCGGCTTGAGCGTACTATACAGCACGCTTCTGTATGCCGTCATTGGGATGGCTGTCCTATCCGCAACGAGTTGCAGAACGACACGAAAATTCATGGAGCAAAGCGTGACACATACAGACAGTCTAAGACGGGACAGCACCGTATCCGTAATCCGGGCATGGGGTACGACGGCGGTATCGGCAGACAGTCTGCAGATGACGCTGCCGACAGTCAACCTCCTTAGTCTGCCCGACGGTGCAGGTTACGTAAAACGGCACGGCAGGACGCATCTGTATGTGCAGCGCAAGGGCGGCAGCCTTCATATAACGGCAGCAAGCGACAGCATACCGCAGCAGACATTCTATTATGAGCGGAAAGATGCAGTAAAAAGTCGGAGTTACAGCCGTACCGATATGGAAAAGCGGACCGAAAAGAAAGAGAAAATTATGTCTTATAGTACCGATATATGGGGATTTGCAATCTTTGCAGGTATTATACTTACAATCACAATTTTAATAAAGCGAAAACTATGGCAGTAAATGTAAACAAGAATTTTTTGTATGGTCTGTCGAAGCTCTCATTCGGCGACAAGGAAGTGGGTTGGATCGAAAAAGACTCCTTCGATTTTAACGGCAAGCAGCCCGAGAGTGTGGACATCAATGCAGAGCAGGTGCCGGATGCACCCGTGATGACGTTACCCCAGAGCAACGGGACGATCGCCCCGAAGTTTAGTGTAATACAGTTGAATTATATCAACTTCGCGCTGCTGCTGGGCGGTAAGTTGATTAAAAAGCAGACTGGCGATCCGGACGCCGAAGCCACCGGTTGGGAGGCACCCAAAGACCTGATACAGCTTAGTGGGGCGTGGACGATCGAAACGCCGACCGGCAAGAAGATCGAAATTCCGAACGGCACGCTCATTTCGAACCTCGGGGGCAAGCTCTCGCTCAAAGAGGTGGCGAAGATAGAATGTCAGCTGAATGTTCTTAAGCCTGAAAACGACGATGCACCGTATTCCATCAAGAATATGAAATGAAAAGAGAACTTTTCTTTTGCCCCTCCCTCTCCGTAGGAAGGGGCAGCTATTGAAAATTAGCAATAAAAGCGATATATGAATGAAACTGCTTATGACACACCTCTCGCAGGGAAGAGAAGCGAAGAGGCGGCCATCCAAAAAGAGGCTGCCGAGGCGCTGCTGGATATCGGCGTGTCCGTGCTCCTCAAGCAGATCAGGATACCATTCAGCAGAAAACGGCTGCAATGGAGACTGACCATGCGGCGCCCCTTTCTGAGCACGCAGATCAGAATAGCCCGCCTTTACTTGGAATTGGGAACGACCTGCGAGCAGCTGCAAAGCATGACCAAGGACGAGGAGATGCTGTTCCTCGCCGAGCACGGAAGAGATATCAGCCGCATCGTAGCGCTGACCGTCTGCCGTTCGCCGCTTCGGGCGAAGCTCTTCGGCGGCATCACGGCATGGGTGTTGCGCAATATGGTCGAAGACCGCTACATGCGTGCCGCCATGACGCAGTTCGTGCTCCTCTTGGGCACGGAGGGTTTTACAAGTATTATCAGATCAGCCGGGATGACGAACCCGATGAGGCTGAGACTGAGCCGCAGCAGGAAGGGGAGTTAAAGAGTACTTACGAGCATTCTCATAGCCCCTTCGGTTTTATCTGGCAGATTGCCGATGCCACAGGATGGAGCATCGATTATATCCTAAACCGCGTCAATTACCAGACACTGATCATGATGCTGGCCGACGCTCCGCGTTTCGTCAAGAAAAAGGACAAGACGGATGACGGCGACGAGGTATTGGAATTCTTTCAGAGCCAGCTGTAATACACGCAACTGCCGAATATTTTTGTATCTCCTTAAAACGGCATTTGAAAACCGTTTGAACAGCGATTAAACGATAGTAGATGGAACCGGTAGAAATAGAGATTTTGTTAAAAGACCACCTGACGGACGGACTCAACAAGGCCGGCCTGTCAGCCGACCAGCTGAAACGGAAGATACAGGCTGCATCGGAGGAGATTGTCAGCAAAATTGCCGAGCAGCGCTCCGTGATCGCCGGCATCGAGAATGACCTGAAAAAGCTCGAAGCGCAGTATGGCGCGATGAAGCCCGGCACCGCGCAGACGGAGCTGAAGGCCGAGGTCGACGCCTGCCGCATGGCCTTGGATGAGGAGCGCGGTGCCCTGAAACAGTTGGAGGCGCAGCACGTGCAGCTTGTCGAGGCAGCCAAGCGGGTGATGGCGGCAGATAAGGGCATGGCACAGAGTGCCGCGCAGGCGGGCACGCAGGCACAGACGGTGACGGAACGACTTCGGGAGCAGCGTCAGGTCGTCAGCCAGATACAACGCGACATCGGCGATCTGAAAGCCAAGTATGCAGCCGCCTCTTCGGATAAAGATAAAAAGATTTTTGGCGACGATCTTGATGCCGCCAAAATCGTGCTGAAAGAAGAAATCGGCGTGCTTCACAGCTTGGAGAGGCAACAGAAAAGCGCCGGCAGCTCGACCGTCAGGCTGACCACCCGCATGCGGCAGCTCAAAAATGAGATGACGCTGATGGCACAGGCCGGCAGGCAGGACACGCAGGAGTATCGGGATTTGGAGGCGCAGGCAGCCAAGCTGCAGCAACAGCTCAATGCCACGAACAAGGCCATGAAAGTGCTTTCCTCTCCGAATGCCAACTTTCAGGGTGTTGTCTCCGGTATCAACATGCTTACCGGCAGCCTGTCTGCCGGCATGGGTATCATGGCGTTTTTTAACCAAGAGAATGAAGACCTCATGCGCATACAGACCAAGCTGCAGGCCGTCATGAGCATTACGATCGGTCTGCAGCAGGTATCCTCGCAGTTGCTCAGCACTTCCGCCTTTCGTACCGTCACCCTGACGCGGCTGAAGAACCTGCTTACGGCAGCCAACGCGCGGCTGGCCGTCGCCTTGGGAATATCGAACACCGCCGCCACCGTACTCATGGGTACGCTGACGCTCGGGCTGAGCGTTGCGATCACTGCGGGTATCGCCCTGTGGAACCGGTGGAGCGATTCACAGAGCAAAGCGGCTGAGGCAGCCAAGAAACTCGCGGAGACGGAGGACTACGGCCGTGCCGTGATGCTCAAGACACGCTTCGAGATCGACACGACGAAGGAAGCCCTGAAAAATTTCACCGGCTCGAAGAAAGAGGAAAAGGCAAAGGTAGATGAGCTCAACCGTAAGTACGGCGAGGCAATGGGCTATTACGACACCGTAGCGCAATGGTACGACGTGCTGACACAGAAAGCGGAACAGTATATACAGATGCTGTTCTTGCAGGCCAAGGCGCAGGCGTTGGTCAACCAAGCCGTGGAAGCCGACAAGGAGGTTAATAAGCTCAAGGCCACGCCCGACAAGGACGTGAAAGGTTATGCCGGCATCTTCACGCGCACTATGGCCATCGTCGGCGGTCTCGCCGCAGGGGTAAACCCTTGGGAAATGAATCGTGCCGTCGATGCATCCAACAAACAAAACAAGGCGCTCAGAATTAAAGCGGCCGAGGCTGAAAGGGATAAGGCGCTGCAGGAGGCTAGGGAACTGCAGAAAAAATACGACAAGATCGCCAAAACATTCGGCCTCGGCGGGCATACGGCGCCCGGAAAGACAGGCAAGACGACCGGCAACAATGAGCTCAAAGCCTTTGCCGAAGCCCAGTTGGCCGCCCGCAGGAAAATCGAAGACAACTATATAGTGCTGATCAAAGACGGCTACGAAAGAGAAAGAGAAGAAGCGAACTTGAATTTCGAACGGGAGAAGCAGCGTATCGCCGATGAGGAGAGTAAGCGCGAAGTTCTGTACAAGAAGCTGCGCAAGGCGGGTGCGAAGGTCACTCCCGCTCAGGAATATCAAATACACGCGGATGCTGCCAAGCAGCGTGCGCAGGCCGCGGAAATATATGCCGCCAAACTTGCAGAGATTGGCAAGAAAGAAGAAGAGGACACGGCACGGAAGAACAAGAAAGAAAAAGAAGAGCTGGATACGCTCTTGGGAAAATATCAAGATTACGATACACAGCGGCTGAATATAGAAAAACAGTTTGCCGAGGATGTGGAAGCACTGAACAAAAGACGGACTGCCGGCAACGCCTCGGAGATCGATGCAGCCATCGTTCAGGCTGCCAAGGTGCGCGACAAGCAGCTCAGAGAGGTGAACGACAAGGAGATCGCCGAGATGAAAACCGACGCCTCGCTGCTGGTGGAACTCTTCGAGGACGCCTCGGGCAAAAGCGTTTCGGAAATAGAAAAGATCATCGCCAAAATAAAACTGCTCTTCCGGTATATGGACGGACAACGGCAAGGCTTGGCTGATGCCTCCGGCACCGTTGTCTTCCGGGATAAAAACGGCAAGCAAACCGAGCGCATTACAAAGGGCGATATCGCCGGTATAGGTATCACACCCGAACAGTACGAAAAGCTCAAGAAGTCGCCCGAAGCGCTGAAAGCGTTTATGGACCGGTATGAAAAGCTCAAAAAAACCGTACTCGATAAAAATCCTTTCAAAGCCCTTGCCGATGCGGTAAAGGAACTGTTTAAAAAGAATGAGGACGGGGATAAGGAAAAATCGCTGGAAGAAAAACTTATCAACCTCGGTAAGTCGGCAGCTGCCGCCGCAGATATGGTGGGAATTTTGGCAGGGCAGCTGTCCAAGGCCTTCGAGGCAGCAGACAATGACAGCATGGCTCAAAGCATGTCGGACGTACAGGACGTAATGTCCGCTGTCAGTGATATCGGAAAAGGCTTTGCCCAAGGGGGTGTCGTGGGCGGCATTGCAGTTGTGGCAGGGGAAGCCATCGGTTTTATAACCAAGGCCTTTTCGGCATCGGCACGGCACAAGGCTGCGCTGAAAGCCGTCATGAACGAGACCATCGCCCAGCAGCGGGAGTACAATCTGCTACTGATGCAGCAGAACCTCGAATACGAGCGCGGCACGACCATCTTCGGTACGGACAGCTACGGCAAGGCGCGCAACGCTATCAAGGTGATGAAGCAGGCCGTCGAAGAACTCAACGCCGCCCTGCGCGGCAGCGGCAAGAGCGATACGGGCTATTTTAAAGCTCTGGGTGCACGGATAGATATATATTCGGCAAGCCGGCGCAAGATGGCCGATGCCTACGCGGGGCTTGCCGACATCAGCATCGTGACGGGGCATAAGAAAACCGGACTGTTCGGCTGGGGAAAGGGCAAAGACCTCTATTCCTCGGTACTCACCGTATACCCTCAGCTGATTTCCGCCAACGGCGAATTTAACGTCAGTCTGGCCGAAACGATTGTCAGCACGCGGCGTATGAGCGATGAGCACAAGGCGGCCCTGCAGAATATGATCAACCTTGCCAAAAAGCAGAAAGAAGCGTGGGAGGAAGTAAAGAATTATCTGACGAATGTCTTCGGGGAGTTCGGCAGCACGATCAGCGATGTACTCGAAGACGCTTTCAGAAACGGCACCGACGCCGGCAAGAACTTTGTCGACAAGATGGGCAGCCTGCTCGAAAAGCTGGGCAAGGACATGATCTACAGCGTGACCATAGCGCCGTACATCGAGCAGGCGCAGAAGAAGATGCTTGAGGTGATGAAGAACGACAGCCTCGGCAGCGAGGCGAAGTTCGACAGTTACGTACGGATATTGGACAGTCTGACGGCAGGAGTGCTGAGCGATCAAGGCCGGTACGAGGAGCTCATGAAAAGGTTCAAGGAGATGGCGGCAAAAAAGGGTATCGACATCTTCGGCGCCGGTAAGGCATCACAGAGTGGAAAGAGCGGCAGCTTCGAGACGATGACACAGCAGCAGGGCACGAAGCTCGAGGGCTTGTTCACGAGCGGCCAGCGGCACTGGGCATCGATGGATGTAAGGCTCGAGGACGTGGCCAGTAGGATGACGAGCGTGGCGGGGCGTTTGGCAAAGATCGAGGAGAACACCTCCCACTGCAAACGCTTGGACGAAATCGCACAAGACATTCACGCTCTGAAAAAGGACGGTTTTCATTTACGGTAAGGAGGACTGATGGAAGAGAGATGAAGGATGAAAGATGAAGGACGATAACTGAATATTTTACTTTTTCACCCTTTAAAAAATAACGATATGAAGCATATATTGAGCGGACTGGCGACATTGAACGGCAAAGATTTGTGGGAGGAATACCACGTTTTTCTAAGGGAAGAGCGGCGTGGTGGCAAGGAGAACCTGCGAGCCATCCTCGCACCCTCCAAGATGAAAGAACACGTAGCCGTGGATATCAGAGAGCAGCAGGGCGAGAAATACTCCGCCGATTTGCAGCCCCGATCGGCAGCGCGTGATGTGACGCTGAACTTCGCCTTGTCTGCCCCCACACGCGCAGAGTTTCTCACGCGTTACCGTAATTTCGTTACAGCACTCAAAACCGGCGATAAAGGCTGGCTTACGTTCGAATTTCCTACGCTCGGTATCACGATGAAGATGTTTTGCGTGGAATTTCCCGACGGCTACGACGCTCTGTCGAGCCTTTGGGTGGAAGCGGCACAGGCCGGAGGGTTCAAGGTGAAATTCAGAGAACCTCAGCCGAGCTTCTGAGAGCCTCTCCACCGCCCCCTCTCCTGTAGGGAGGGGAGAAAAACATACATTTTAATTAAACGATAAAGATGATAGACATATATTCACAGGACGGACAGCTGAAGTGCAGCGTGGAACCCGGCAGCAGCAGCGAGCAGCAGAAGGCATTGCAGGGTGACAACGTGCTGTCACTCTCTTTTACGTTGTACGAGGCCGTGATGCTCGACGTGAACGACTATGCCGACTTCTGCGGCGAACGCTACTGGTCGGCGGAGCGATACCTGCCTAAGCAGATCAGCACCGTTGAATGGGCATACGACGTAAAGCTGTACGGCATAGAAAGCCTGATCAGACGTTTTCTTGTGCTGCAGAACTCCGATGGCCAGAACGAAGCTGTCTTCACGCTGACGGCGCCGGCAAGGGAGCATGCCGCCATGATCATCGAAGCCATCAACAAGGGCATGGGCACGGCAAGGTGGAAGGTGGGTAGTGTGATTGCAACCGAGAACCTGACGATCGACTACGAAGGTACTTACTGCAACGAGGGGCTGGAAAAGGTCGCCAAGGCAGCCGGCACGGAATACTGGTTCGAGGGCACGACGCTGAACATCTGCAGGGCGGAGACCGGCACGGAACTGGAACTCGGCTACGGCAGGGGGCTGACTTCGCTGGAGCGCGACGTGGCGGACAACGTGAAGTTTTATACAAGATTATTTCCCATCGGCAGCAGCCGCAACATCGATCCCTCGAAGTACGGTCATGCGCGGCTGCAACTGCCGGATGGAAAGCAATACGTCGACAAGGATGTGCAGAAATACGGTGTCATCCATCACTACGAGGCGGAAGCATTCAAGGAAATCTATCCCAAGAGAATTGGAACTGTCAGCTCGGTTAGAAGCGTAAATAAGAAGGGGGATGACGGGAAAGAGTTTACGATCTATTATTTCAAGGATGATGCCCTTTCTTTCGATCCGAACAAGTACGAACTGGCAGGAAAGGTTAAGCATGCGGTATTTCAAAGCGGAGAACTCGACGGCCGGGACTTCGAGGTGAACTACGACAGCAGCAAGAAAGAGTTCGAAATCATCACGACGTGGCCCTACAAGGACGGAACGCAGCTACCCGGAGGCATGCTGATACCCGCCAAGGGCGACAAGTATATCCTGTGGAACCTGCGGATGCCCGACGAATATTACCCGCCGGCGGAAAAGAAATTCCTGCAGGCCGTGGAAGCCTTCAACCGTGAGCATTACATCGATAGGTCGGTGTATAAAGCTCCTACCGATCACGTATGGGTGGAATACAACAATGCGGAATTGCTGATCGGCCGGCGCGTAAAGCTGTACAGCGATAAGTATTTTCCTGAAACCGGCTACCGCAGCAGCAGGATCACGAAGATAACCAGAAAAGTTACGCTGCCCTCGCAGGCAGACTTGGAGATCAGCGATGCCCTGTCGACGGGTACCATGACCAAGATCGAGGACAGTATCGGAGAAGTAAAGTCGTATGCACGGCAGGCTGCATCAGCACTGCCCGACATCATCCGCACGATTGACGACACGCTACCCACGGACAACAATCTTTTTTCGGCCCGCAGAATACTGCAGGACTTTCTTGCCAAGGACCGCCCGGGAACACTGACGGAGCTTGTTACTTTCTTAAAAGGTATCGCCCTCGGTAAGAGCGGCGGGCACAGCCTCGACGCAACCGGCAGAGCTATCCTCCGCGCCATCCTGTCGGATAACTACCGGAGTGGCGAGAGTGGTTTTGCGCTGTATAAAAACACCGACGGTACAACCCATCTGCAGGTAGACTACATAGAGGTGCTTCGAAAGGCGGTATTTGCCGTGCTGGAACGGCGCGAGCTCAGTCATGTAGGCGGCGACACCGTATTTTCAGGAGCGGGCTCGAAAATTACGAAGGTGGAGGACACGCCCGACGGCTATAAATGCTATTTCCTTGCCGACGATGGTACCACGGCTACCCGTAACGAGTGGCAGGCGGACGATCAGGCCATGTGCCGTACGGACAATATCAGGGCGGGGGTGCATGAGGGCGTCTCCAACCGGTACTACTGGCGTCGCGTGATTGCCATCGGCGACGATTATGTCGTACTGAGCAAAACAGACCGCGATTATACTACCGACGGGCAAGGACGTATCACGCATGACAGCGACGTACCGTCGGCCGGCGACAAGATCGTACAGTTCGGAAACCGCACCGACAAGTCGCGGCAGAACATCACCATGATCAGGGTACAGGGCGAGGATGCGGGTATCGTACAGTATGTAGGGGTGAACGGCTATACTTTAGAAGGCAAGCGTGTGTACATTTCCTCGCCGGAGATGCACGAGGTGGCGGCAAAAACGTTCCGGCTGACAGACTACAACGGAGACGCTTACGATATACCGCTCGACAAAGGGCAGTGGCAGGAAGGACAGTCTTACTACTATCATGACCGTGTGTCGCACGACGGCAGCTATTGGTTGTGTACCATAGCGCCCGGACAAAGCACGACGGAGGAGCCGAAAGACGGTTCTGCGGTATGGCAGAAGCAGGTGTCGCGCGGGGAGAAAGGCGATAAGGGCGAAGCGGCCATCGAACTGCACCTCGACATTGTCAGGGGCGACATGTTTTACCGCGAGGGGCAGGGCTTTGTTGCCGAGCTCAAGGCGACCGTCATCCAA